CAATTTATCGAAAATTTAAAATGCCAGTTCAAGCTGTCATAGATAAATTTGGAGCTGATAATGTTTCTAAAGATACTGTAACTACTTTTAAAAAATCTCCTTTTGAAGAAACAACTTTAGTTCATGTTGCTAGACCAAGATCTAATTTTGATCCACAAAAAAAAGATAAACAAAACATGCCAGTTCAAAGTATTTACTTTGAATTTGAGAGTGGACATATAATTTCAATTGGTGGATTTAATGAAATGCCTTATGTCATTCCAAGATATTTAAAAGCCTCTACTGAAACTTATGGAAGATCTCCAGGAATGAATGCTTTACCTGATGTTAAAGTTTTAAATAAAATGGTGGAGAATGGTTTAAAGGCTGCTGCTAAACAAATTGATCCTCCTTTATTAGTTCCTGATGATGGAATGTTAGCTCCAATAAGAATGTCTCCTGGATCTATTAATTTCTTTAGATCAGGATCAAGAGATAGAATTGAGCCATTACAAATTAATGCAAACACAAATGTTAGTTTGAATAATGAAAATCAAAGAAGAGATGCGATTGCAAAAATGTTTCATGTCGATCAATTATTAATTACTGAAAACAGAAACATGACAGCAACTGAAGTTTTGCAAAGAAACGAAGAAAAGATGAGAATCTTAGGACCAGTTCTAGGAAGATTACAATCCGAATTATTATCTCCATTAATTATTAGAGTTTTTAATATGATGTTAAGACAAGGATTGTTTCAACAAGCTCCTGATATTTTATCTCAACAAGAATTAAATATTGAATATGTTTCTCCAATGGCTTTAGCTCAAAGAGGCCAAGAGTTGCAATCATTAATGAGAGGATTAGAAATATTTGGATCATTATCTCAAACATTACCAGTTATGGATTATATCGATGAT